TCTCAGGAACTGGTGGACGCATTTTATAATGCCAAACCGTATCGACCCTCGGGAATATGTGATTTCAGCAGTCTTCTCCCAAACTTGCTGGAAAAATCACACTCAGGGATTAAGACTCCATTTACAACTCTCGACAAGATGATTGGTGGACTGAGACCATCGAGCCTAACCGTCTGCACAGCTGGCTCTGGTGTCGGAAAGTCAACATTCTGTCGGGAAATTGCCTATGACCTCGGTGTTACCTCCAACCACAAGGTCGGCTTAATGATGCTTGAGGAATCGGTGACAACCACAGCTCGGTCGCTGATTTCAATACATCTAGAAAAAAATGTTGTCATTAACTCTGAGATTCCCGAGGACTTAATTCGACAGGCCCACAATGCCTTAGCAATGACAAATAATTTTGTCTTATTTGATAGCTTTGGGTCTATGGAAATCAATGACCTTCTCAGTCGTATTCGATTTATGGTCACTGGTCTGGAATGTAAAGTTGTCATTCTGGACCACATTACAATTGCCAGCTCAGGCTTGCTCGACAAGATCGGTGACGAAAGAAAAATGATTGACGCTACAATGACCAAGCTCAGGTCTCTAGTGCAAGAGCTGGGTTTTCATTTAATCGTTGTGACCCACCTCAGGAGACCCCAAGGAGAGCGAGGTTATGAGGATGGACTGAGAGTATCATTACAGAGCTTGAGAGGCTCACACAGCCTCGTACAGTTGGCTGACAATGTAATCAGTATGAACGTAGTGGAAACCGATAAAAACTTTAGAAACTTAGAGGTCCTGAAGAACCGCTGGTCTGGAATAACAGGCTTTGCTGGTCACTTGAAATACGACAAAGACAGCGGTCGGCTGTGGGAAACAGATGAAGAGCCAGAAGGAGCTAACATATGGAAAAAAGATTCGAAGGAAATGGACGATACATCCTCGACATCGAGACAAACGGACTTCTAGATAAAGTCTCAAAAATTCACACGATTGTTCTAAGAGAACTGGGTTCAGATTCAGTTATCCGATGTAACACAAGTATGGACGATCAGGCTTGGACAGACATGTACTCCATCATGTCCGAGGCAAAAGAACTGATCGGACACAATCTCATAGCTTACGACTTGCCTGTTCTCGAAAAGCTATGGGATTTTAGGCCACCCGAGATCTGTACAATTTCAGACACCCTACTGATGTCTCGGGTGGTCTATTCCGATATTTTCAATCAACTCGATGTTGCGTCTGATTCAATGAAACAGTTTCCGAGACTTTGGGGTTCACACAGCCTCAAGTCATGGGGAATAAGATTAGGTGAACACAAAGGCGATTACAAAGACGGTTGGGAAGAATGGTCAGTCGAAATGGAAAAATATTGCGTTCAAGATACGGCTGTCACTCGGCTCCTCTACATGCGTCTAGAGAAGGAACTCATGAAAGGCGGTATGAGGTGCTTTAAGATGATCTCTGAGCTGGCTCAGCTTACCTTTATGATGGAGACAGAGGGCTTTCCATTTGATGTCCAGAAGGCCACCAAATTGGTTGCTGAACTGCGAGGAAAACAGGTCACTGCAATTTCAAAATTAAAAGACTTTTTTGGCTCTTGGTATGAGAACAAAGGTGAGTTTATTCCTAAGAGAGACAACAAAAGATTAGGCTACTCTGAAGGGTCTCCAGTGACCAAAGTTGCACTGACTGAATTTAATCCCAGCTCTCGGCATCACATTGCTCGATGTCTTAAAGCAAAATATGATTGGCGACCTACTCAATTCACTCCCTCTGGTCAGGCTGAGATCAATGAGAAAATTCTGAGAAAATTGCCGTTTCCCGAAGCTCAAGATTTAGCTGAATGTTTCTTGCTGGAGAAACGATTAGGACAGCTGGCTGATGGGAATAATGGTTGGCTAAGAATCCAAAAGAATGGAAAAATTCATGGTCACATAGCATTGCATTCCACAGCGACAGGAAGGTCCAGCCACCGTAGTCCAAACCTTGGTCAAGTCACTGGTGTTGGAGCAAAATATGGAAAGGAAATGAGAGAACTGTTTCACTCAAATGGGTGGACCCAAATCGGATGCGACTTATCGGGAATTGAGCTGAGAATGCTTGGTCATTTTCTTGGAGCCTATGATGGTGGAGAATATGGTCGAGAAGTTGTCGAAGGTGATATTCACACACGAACTCAGACAGCCACTGGGTTACCAGATCGGTCATTAGCCAAAAGATTTACCTACTGTGTTTTATACGGTGGTGGTCCATCAAGAATTGGTGAAATTGTCGGGGGTGGAGCTAGAGAAGGAGCTAAGTTAAAAAAGAAGTTCTTCTCAGCAATTCCCGCATTCAAAAAATTAACAGATGACCTAACCAGTGTCATAAAAAAACAAGGATACATCACTGGCATTCTAGGTCACAGAATACCAATACGTTCCGAGCACTCTGGACTGAACTTTTTATTACAGGGCAGTGCTGGAACATTATCGAATATTTGGCTTTTAGACTCATACAAGAAACTTATTCAAATAGGATATGAGTGGTCAAAGGACTTTGTATTTTTAATGCATGTCCATGATGAAATTCAACTAGCAGTGCGAGACCCAAAAGAAGCAGATAAAATCGGTCTAGCTCTGTGTGAAGTTGCACAAACTACAGGAACCCAACTGAAACTCAGAGTACCCATTGATGCGGAATACAAACTGGGGGGAAATTGGTCAGAGTGCCATTGAACAATGATGAAAAAAATGATGACAAAATACCTTGCCCAATGTGTTTGGCTAAGGGGAAAGTTTATCTAGAATTAGAAATAGGAGATGAACCTCTACTAGCCAGTCGCTGGGTCACATGCCCAGATTGCTACGGCTATAAATATCTAAAAAAAGAGTATTTACATTGATGGAAATTTTTAACTGGCTCTCACCACAAACACTGTGGCTGGGGGTCTTCATTTATCTTTTGGGTGTTCTATTCGTCTACGAAATTGTCGAGGTCGAAGAACCTGACTCTGAATGGAGAGTAGCTCTGTTCTGGGGCTATTGTGCTCTATTTCTGATCTATCTGCGACTGATAGGAAAGCACCCACCACCAAAAAAATAGGAGACTTATTATGGGCTTTGGATTAAGCAAACGCTCTCTCGGAAATCTCGAGGGAGTGCACGAAGATTTGTGTGCTGTCATGAAAGCAAGCATCACAGATTCACCTCACGATTTCATAATTATTGAGGGCCTCAGATCATTACAGCGACAGAAGAAATTAGTTGCTGACGGTGCATCAACCACTTTACGATCTCGGCACATCACTGGTCATGCAATCGACTTTGTTGCATGGGTTGATCATGATGGGGATGGCAAGAAAGAAATCAGCTGGCATTGGGGTTACTACAATACCATAGCCGACCACATGAAGAAGGTCGCTCAAGGACTAGATATTGAGATTGACTGCGGTGCTGACTGGAAGAAATTCCCCGATGGTCCTCATGTACAATTGTCGAGACAGAAATACCCCGAATAGTGGCACTAAAAAAGTCAAACGCTAGTGTTGCGACTACGATGGTTCTTGATGCGGAAATGTTGAAAAAAGACATCACTGAGCCATCCCACTACTCTCGATACGTCATTGAGCCACTTGATTTCATAATGGAAAATCAACTGCCTTTTCATGTCGGGAGCATCATCAAATATGCCTGTCGAGCTGGGTACAAACTCAATGACCCAAATGAAAATCGAACCGAGGCTGAAATTAGAGATTTAGCGAAGATCATACGGTACTGCGAAGTTCGAATGAGCTGGCTAAACGAAAGATTACTCAAATGAAAAGTCTATATCTTTTGGACGCTGACATTCCAGTATTCAAAGCCAGCATAATTGCTCAGCAAGTGAACCCATTTTCTGGTGAGGTTGACGATGCCAATATTGAAATGGCATTGGATTCACTGAAAGAACAGCTGGAACCTTACTTGAAACTCGGAAAAGTTATTCTGTGTTTCTCGGAAGGAAAAAGTTTTCGATACGATATTCTGGAAACTTATAAGCATAATCGAAAAAATTCCGAGAAACCTATTCTTCTCGGTGAGGTCCGAGAGCACTGTCTCAAGAACTATCGGACCCTCCGATTTGACGGTCTAGAAGGGGATGATGTTTGTGGCATCTTTGCGACCAAGCCAGAGGTCAAAGAGAAATATGATGTCACCATTGTCTCGGACGACAAGGACCTCAAAACTGTGCCTTGTAAACTCATAAGACTGAATAACCCAGTAGAGGAAATTACACCTCAGCAAGCACACTATTATCACATGTATCAGACATTGGTAGGAGACCCTACTGATGGCTACTCAGGCTGTCCTCAGTGGGGAGACAAGAAGGTCACAAAGCTACTGACACAGCCTCTCCGACTCCGAGACAATGAGACACTCTGGGGTCGTGTTTGTGACACTTTTTATTCAAAAGGTCTGACAAAAAACGATGCCTTAACACAGGCACGATTAGCAAAAATTTTAACATGGGATCTATGGGATTCGAGCAACAAAAAACCAAAAATGTGGGAGTATCAAAACAATGGACACATACCAACAATTCATAGCAGTGAGCCGTTACGCAAGGTGGATACCTGAGCTAAAGAGAAGAGAAACTTGGAAAGAGACCGTAGAGCGATATTTAGCCAATGTTGTCGATACCAGTGTCCTAGAGTGCCACAAGGATTATAAGGAACTCAGGAGCACCCTGAAAGTGGCTATAGAGGAACTCGATGTTCTTCCATCGATGAGAGCCTTAATGACAGCTGGTCCAGCTTTGGACAGAGACAATACTTGTGGCTATAATTGTAGCTATGTTGCCATCGATGATTTTAGAGCTTTCGATGAGGCTATGTTCATTCTACTCTGTGGAACAGGTGTAGGCTACTCGGT